CGGTAAAGGCGAACTAATCTGTTTAACTGGAGGAGTTGCCGAAACTGTTTGTAGTCGAGGAGCGGTTATCGTCTGCTGCATGTCCGGTCTTACCTGATCAATTGGAGCCTGACGCGCTAACTTTTGTGCTGTATCTGCGCCCGATAAATTTGCGCCCGGAACATTGGCCGGAGGTTGCACCGTGGTAGAACCTGCCGGAACTTGTGCCGGAGGCAATGCCTGATTAGCGGCTTGCGCGGCTGTCTGATTGAGAGCCGCTGCTTGAGAAGCCCTCATGGCGTCTGGCAAACCAGATTGTATGCCCGCTTTGAAACCACTGCCAAATGTGCCACCTTGCATTTTTGAACCAATACCGCCCGTAACACCTTTAAACAGTCCTGCGGTCAAGCCGCCTATCGCACCCATCTTGAGTGCATCTTTGAGACTACCGCCCTGTATAAGCGTACCAATACCGCTCCCTAAAGCTGAACCAGCAATTGCACCGAGGGGCGTGAAAGACAAACCAATAGACAGCGCAATTGGCGCTACCTTCTTGATAACCTTAACAACTTTCTTAACGGCTTTTTTAAGGCCCCGAAACAGTTTTTTCAAAAAGAATTCAGGCTGTCCTGTCACCGGGTTTAAAGAGTTAAGTTCGCTACCAACCACGTATTGCTCTGGATCAATGCCCATCGCACGCATTTGGTTAAACAAAGTCTCTTTTAGACGAGGGTTCTCGTCAAACACAGCCATCGGAATAACTGTCTCGCCTTCGGCAGCATGGACCATGTAAGTGTCTTCGTAACGTCCGTACTCGGCCAATTTGTCAGCTACAGACTTTACGCCGCCTATGCCGCTTGGGGGAATGTAGCCCTCATTGTCGTCTGCCCAATCGCCTACAGTAGCTGTAAGAAACGTGGCTAGACCGCCATCAGGGACTTCCATTGATTCTGGACGCACAAAATCGTTCACAAAAAGACTCCGTTATTATGCTGCTTATTATTGCCCAAAGTGGGGTTGTTGTCACTCGTCATACTGTCACCGTTACTTGCCCAACCGCTGTCGTGGCAGAAGTACCCGCCAAGTAAGCTTGATTAACTAAGGTAATATGCAGCACGCCGTCAACTTGGAATACCGCACCTACTTCTAAACCTTGATTATTAGTTTGTAAATCCGTCAGCGTAAGGGTCGTGGCCCGTAAATCGCCGGGATTCTGCACTTGCTCAAGAAACACAGAAAAGGCCCTAACTACTTCCGCCGTATAGTTTTGACTGTAGTCCGCCGGGGCTTGTGGAAACAGAGGTCTTACTACTTTACGAGTGCTCATAACGTAACAATGCCTCCTTGCGCGTAAGATATGTTACTTTCCAACTCGCGTCGTGGATCGAACTGTGCGTTCACTGAACGCACTTTATCAGGACCTAACGGTATAATTTGTGGTGCTACCCGGCCCATATCCGGCACGTTGTCCATCTCAAGGTAACCGTATCCTTTTTCTTTGGCCGCCCTTAAAATAGCGTCAATTTGTTCGGGTACATTTAACTCGTCAATATTTATATTAAGCTTTTCCGCCGCTTCCATACGCATTCGTGCGCCAAACGGCCCTGACCTGTCTTCTATTTTTAAACCCGGTCCTTTGACATACACCGGAATTACATTTGGTTGAGGAGGTGCTTCCAAATTAATAAAACGGTTAGCAAACTTGTTTGCTGTTTCTACGTCAGGCGTGAGATAAGGTCCAGCGTCATATTGTAGATTAGGGTCACGGTCTATTCCACTTATGTCAGGAAAATCAAACGTGTCCGAAGAAAATTTGTTGTCAGGCTCAAAGAAAGGTTTTTCTGTGCCGTGGTACAACACTCGATCTGTTTCAAACTTTAGCGCTTTGGCTCGTTCTAATCGGGGAAGCTCAGATATTTGCTGTATTTTGGCTGCATCCAAAGTATCTGTTCTTTGCTTTACATCTTTTGGAGATTCTTGCAAATCAATTTGACGACCTTCTCCTAGATCTTGCCTAGCTGGAGCGTCAGCCGGTTTATTCTTAATCTTCTGCTCTAATTTCAAAAGTTTTTCATCAATGTTGTTAGGCGTCATCATGGCTTTACGAGCCACTTTGCCAAACTTAGGCACAAACGGAATGCCGCCAGATGCCGATAACACCGCAAGTTGACGCAGCGTGCTGGCTTTTTGAGCATCGCCCGCGTCTTCGGCAGCCAAAGCTTGACTAATTAAATTGTCTGCATCCATTAACGATTCTGTTTCAGCGATTACAGGAATCATGCCACGTGCAGTAGCGACAGGTTCGTCTTTAGCTACTTGTCCCATACCTTGCAAAAGGCCACGCGCATCTGCACCCATTGCCATCAAGCCTTGTATTACGTCTGTTCCGGTAGGCAAACCAAACGGACCACTGGTTGGTATACTCTCGGCAACATACTCCATTGTCGTGCCGGGTATCTCACTGAGTCCTTGAAAATATGCGCCAAGCTTAGAGTCAGCCACTAGCGCCTCCCGTCAGGGCGCACGTCAACCCGTGGTGTGCCTAGCCGCCACTGTATGTCCGCCGTATTGGAGTCTATTTTTAGCGCAAACGATCTGCCGCGCAGTCGGATATACGTTTCCTCGGTAAATTGTTCCACGGGCGTTGTGGCGGTCTGCGTGACAGCCGAGGCTTTGTTTTGCAAATAGTTGCCACCGGGATAGTTGCGTGTTTGCAAGGTCATGTTGAGGCTTGCAGCCGCATCGGTAGACGCATCAAATGTTACGTCGGGTATTAATCGCGTCAAAAACACAAAGTCATTGCCTTCGCCAATGCTTAGCTGACTGCTTTCTATAAAACTTGTAATCGGTGAAGCCGGTGACGTGCTGCCATCATTAAGACCAAACTCTTGGTTGTACAGATAGCCGTCAGTACCTGCTGCCATCGGATAATCGTTAACTCCGCGATCTAACCAAAAAGTACGCACCAAACTACCGTAAGACCAGACTTTTTCTTCGTAATTATAAATCACGTACTTGTCAATCTCGGTAGAGTCACTGGACGGGTAAAACCACCAGATCTCACCAAACGAGCTGTTTAGAGCAGCAGTAACCAGTTCTTTTTGTTCTAAGTTAAAATCGTTAAAAATGTAAGAGCGCACGGTACAAGGCAACTTTTGAACCTGTCCGGTATAGATGTAGAACTCTTCAACGCCCATCCAAAACACCATGTCGTCTACAGCTTTGGCAGCGATGGGTCCGGCAATGGTAATGTTTTCGGATATTTGATCAATACCAAAAGTAAACGGAGGTCCAAGAAACTGCATGGCGTGTAAAGACACATCGGTAAACACTAATATCTGTTGTCTTGTTTCTACTGCACAGACAATTTCTGAACCTACGCCAACTCTTAAATCACCAGCGGTGTTTTCTACGGTAGCGGTCCACGTAGTCAAAGACTCCTGACTGCTAAAGCGAATTAGCAAAGGATCTTGTACACCGGGATTAGTCTCCGAATCGCAACCAAACACAATTACGTGACGATCTCTGTCGCTTACCAGAACTTGTTTGGCAACTGTAGGAGTAGTGGCGTCTGTGCCTAGTGTAGATAAGGCAACAGCTCGATCAGTACCCAGAGTGTTAGCACTGACATCCCAATAAAATATATTCCCATCACGCACGTTAAAAATAAGATCTTCACCAAAGTTGTCATGCGTGTATACCCGTAGTTCATTAGTGGTCGTAGAAGTAATTCCTGAACCCCAAGTAGAACGTCCCCAAGTACCTGCACCCCAACCTGTGCCCGCTACTGCCAGCGTTAACCCTGTGTTGATTTGATACGCGCCAACCACAGAAGCACCACCGTTACCCGTGTCAGCACTGTCAGCTAAAACGAGAGTCGGACTCAGTTGACCGTCTACAGTTATACTTTGTATCGAAGTTCCCGCAGTACGGGCTTGTATCTTGTAGTTGCTGTCATCAACTATTTCGGTAATCTGGTATTCTTGATTTAGTACAGCAGCAGTAATATTTCCGCCCAGAGAAACAGCACCGCTAAAAGTAACAAAATCGTTAATAACCGCTCCATGTGCAGCATCCGTAACAGTAAGCACCGCTGACCCGTTGACAGCGGTAAAAGTGACATCACCGGCAGCAGTGGTTACACGCAAGGGCGTAATGTCGTAATACTGGCCGCCTTCGTTGACATAATATTTTTCGGAAGTACCTACACCCGTAAGCTGTGTGCCACCCAACGTAACCCACGTATGGAGGGCGCGGCACACGCCTAAAAAGCTGTAGACAGAAGTTTTAACCCATCCGCCTATTTTTTCAGGCAAACCAAAACGAAACCGTACTTTATCCGAGTCAAACCACCCGCCTTCATTAGTATACGACGTAGTTTCCCTGTTTACTCCCGGTCTAAATTGTAACTTCGTTAACGGCATTTACTCCCCGCCTAGTCCAAAGATTAAAGCTACCGCGCCAAAAATAAAAATAACCGCCCCTATAATCCACGCAAACATTACTGCTAAATCGTGTATTAAAATATCTTCTGCTTTTTCTGCGGCGGCTTTTTGTTTTCTTTTAACTTCCCGTTTCTTTTCTATTTTTACCGCTTCTTTTTTAATCTTGACCCAACGATGCGTTTGACCTTTGCGGGAGTAATAGTCCCCCACTTTTTTCATCATTTTTTCGATGCGTTCTTCTTGCTGATCAATGGTAATCGCTTCTTCCAACGCAGAACCTACCATCAAGTCATCAGTACCTGCTTGACGAGCTTTTTGTATATGCTCCTCAACTTTTTTCTTGGCCGTGAAGAAGCGCCCAACTTCACCGGCCATGTCCTCAACTTCTTTTTTCTTGGCGATAGCGTTTTGCACAACGACAAATGCGCTGTCCAAAGCCTTAATTGCTAGGATAGCCTCGCCAATCATTTAAAGTCGTTACCTACAACGCTTTAATACGATCTATTTCGGCTTGGACTGCATCGGTAAAAGTAGAACTGTATGTGGCGTTAGCGGCATAGCGTACCTTATCCGCCTCAAGCATTCCTGCTGCGGGGTCTACCCATCCGCTGACATCGCCCCAAGAGCTGCCGTCATAGGTGTGCTTACCACCGACCCATCCATCTGGAGCAGTTACGCCCGTATGAAGAGTTGCGTTGCTGGCGTTAAGGTCACCGATGTCAAAATCGTTGCCGCCATTGTTACGCACAGTGGCATTAGGTGTAGCTGAAAGATTGACTTGAACGCTGTCGTCAAATACATAAACGCTTACGTTGCCGTCATTTCTTGTAATAGTCTGGCTCATGCTATGAGTCTCCATTTAGTAATAATGATGTTGTTGAAATTGCTAATCCTGCATTGACGCTAGGGTCACCTGCTGAACTTGAAAAGCCACCAGAAGTGGTGACGTAATATTTGGTTCCTACTGTCAGGGGTAGATCACCCGCAGTTGTCACTGCACTTTCAGCCGCAGAGTCTCCCGCATTAGCAAAAAGAATTAACCCCTTATCCGCATTGGCATCATACGCTGGAGTGCCTAGTCCGTAACCAAAAGCTGCATCTAACAAAAGAGTTGAAGCTGAAGACCAAGAAATAGATGTCCCCGAAACGGTTCCGATATATCCGTAATAGTTGGTGGCTCGACCAAAAGCCACAATAGTCTGGTCGGTAGAGTCGTAATAGTTCGCTGTAAAGTCAGGGTTAATACTTGCGTCAACTACTACTTGGGTTCCAAACGAAACAGATGTTCCTGAAATGGTAGCTACTTGTGAACCCATACCCCCCGCACCGATTCTGTAGGTTACAACTACTTTTTGTGCGTTTGAATCGTAAGAACCCCAACCCACTGATAAGGATTGAGTAGTTGTTGCAGAGGTGGCAGAACCCCAACTGACACTTGTTCCTGAAATTGTACCCACATAACCCTCAGCAACCGTTCCGCTTGTTCTGGGCCTAAAGAACAAATGCTTTTGTGCATTTGCATCGTACGTCAAACCGCCAATCATTTGATAACCCCAAGAACCATCAACTAATACTCTAGTGCCAAAGCTGATTGAAGTGCCTGACACGGTTCCTACAATGCTGTAGTTATACGCTGTACTATTATCCTTCCATATAATTAAAACCTTTCCTGCATTGATGTCAAAATCAATACCAATATAAAAATCATTAACCGTACTGTCGGCGACAACAGGAGTACCCCACGAAATAGAAGTTCCTGATACTGTCCCTACCGCAACTGTTAAATATCCGCTATTTGCTCCGTCTGAATAAGCTACAACGACACGTTGATTAGTGCTGTCGTAAGTTACTTGACTCATACGTGCATTACCTCCACTGTATTGAACGGCAGAGCCGTAGCTTACCGAGGTTCCACTAATTGTAGCGACAATACCGTAACCTGCACCTGAACCTGCACCGTCATAAACGACAACAACCTTATTGTTTGTAGAGTCATACACCGAGTCAGCCGCATAAACATCAGCCAAGTTACTTGCCGAATACTGAACAGCAGTTCCCGCAGAAACGCCAGTACCACTTGATACGCCTGTCACCGTACCACCCTGCACGATTATGCTACCCGCAGCACTGGCTGATATTGCAGAGTCGGCTACGCCTACGAAATTAGTAGCGTCAAGATTGGTTCCTTCATAAGAACTTTGATAAGCAATGGCGTAGCATTTAGGAGCAACATCATTAGCCGTGGCGATTACTGTTACTTTTTGATCTTCATCATACGCTGCACCAATGTAATCTAAATAATCACTAGACCAATCAGTGGTTGTTGCGTTAAGTGTTGGGGTCGTTCCGCTAATGGTGACATCTCTAGCTTTTCCTGCCGAACCTGTACTCCACATAATTACATGACTTGCTGATGCTGCGTTGTAAACAGCTTTGATGTAACCTTCGCTACTCCCCGTATTATTAACTTGCGATCCGCTTGATAAAGTCGTACCCGACAAAGAAAGTACCGCTACTTTTCCTGTATTAGCGGTTGAATCATTAAAGTATTGCAGGGTTTTATCTTGTACAGGATCATACGAAACATCAGCGCTTCCATTACAAGGGCCGATACTTAAATAAGTTCCATAAGACCAATTTGTTCCAGAGATAGTCACAGGTACAGAAAACAAAGTATTTGCCGATGTTTGTATGGTCGTAATTATTTTTTGAGCAGTTGAGTCATAGGTTATGCCTAAAGGATAGTAATAACTGCCAAAACTAGCAGGACTTCCAGAACTGAAACCTGTGCCTGAAATGGTATGTACCGTTCCATAAGCACCAACATTGTAGCTATCGTAATAAGCGGTAAAAACCTTACCTGCGTTAGCATCATACACAGCTTCAATGTAACTTGCTTTATATGGGTTTCCTCCGTCTATACGACTTGACGTTCCATAAGAAACACTGGTTCCACTAATTGTAGCGACTTTTGCCTCACCTTGACCGCCAGAGTTTGAATAAGCGACAAAAACTTTATTATTACTAGAATCAAAACAACAAGAAGTCCAAGTTGTAGCGGAGCCTTCAAACACAACCGGGGTTCCTACGGATAAAGTAGTACCAGAAACCGTACAAACAACCCCTGTTCCGTAATTAGAATTTCCAGCATCTGCGTAAGCAATAAATATTTTATCGTTAGCCGTGTCATAGCAAACCGATGCGTAATAACCCTTACCAGTAGAAGCCCCTCCACTAAAATCTATTGCTGAACCTACTGCTATAGGGAGAGTCGTTGCCCCTACTTCAGCAACCGTCCCATCACTGTTCAGTATCACAGGCTTCTTGGTGGCTATACCGCTACCACTGTCAGTAAAGGTCAGTTGTTTTGCTGCCGCTCCTGCGGGGAGTAAATCAGATAAATTGCTCACGATGTGTACTCCAAATTAATTGCTGTGGCTGACAGGGCTTTACCCGCTTTAACGCTAGGGTCACCCGCAGAAGTGCCAAATGTTCCATCTATCTGAACATAGTAATCACTGCCCGGAGTTAGCGAACTTAGACCTGTAGCTGCTATGCCGCCTTTAATTGTTATGTTTCCGGTGGCTGCGTTTGAGATGGCTGCGTCTGATATGCCGAGGAAGTTAGTTGCGGTGAGGTTTGTTCCGCTTCCTTCTGGGGTGTACACATAAGTCCCCACTTTATTTGCATCATTCCCATTGCAAGCCATATATACAACAAGGTTTGAGGTTGTATCAAACGTAGCGTCAGTTGTTGCGGCTTGCGAGCTAATACCACCGTTAGTCGTATGCGTTCCAGAAAGAACGGGTGTGGTTGTTGAAATTGTAGCCTGTGTTACATATTGGGCCGCATTATCAGCCAAGTAAGAAATAGCAAAAACTTTTCTAAAAGAATCATAAACAAGGCTGTTCCAATAACGCCCTGCGTATTGATTAGAACTAGCAGCACTTACAAAAGCTATTGGCGTATTTACTGTTGTCGATCCAGAGCTAGTGCTTACAACTACCAATGAAGTTGTTGCAATACCTGTACCACTGCTTGGACTTACTCCATACATCACTAAGGCTTTTTTCTCATCAGCATCCCAAGCCGCTCCTAGACAGTTATTCACAAGCGTTGTCGTAACTATGGTTTGAGGAGTGGTTCCCGTAATTGTTGTTCCTGACACCGTTAATGCTTGGCAAGCCACGGATGAATTAGCGACTTGATACACTATAAAAAATTGATCTGTAATTGCAGTATCGTACATTAACTGTGCAAAACTGGGATAATTGGTTATAAGACCACTTGTAAAATAAGCCTCTGAACCAAAACTTAGGGAGCTTGCTCCACCTACTGTGCCAACTTGCATAATCCCCCGATAACTTGTGCCTGTGTCTACAAATAAAGACGCAATAACAAACTTGTCAGTTCCGGGCCATTCTTCAATTTGGTGGTACAAATAAGTTGTTGTTTGGGAATAAGCCTGAGTCTGACCCGCCCAAGAAATTGTGGTATAGGGGCTAGAGCCAAATGTGCCGATTATGCACTGAGCTTGAGAAGAGATTGTATAAATCAATACTAATCTGCCAGTGTTTGAGTGGTAAATAGCATCAAGCCAATCTACTGCATTACTTGTAATAACAACTGGCGTTCCCCAAGTGATTGAGCCACTTGACATTGTTCCTATAGAATATTCTGGGTATGAAGAGGTATTGTTATTTGAGGATATAGCAACAAACCTATCCTCAGTTGACGCATAAACAATCGCATTATAGTTATACTCTGTGGTTGAAGCCCATATGTCTTGAACATCCGCTATTGCCGCTGACGTAGTAGAACCCGACACTTCGGTAACTGTCCCATCGCTATTCAATATGACAGGCTTACCAGAGCTGGTGACGTTACCACTGGCGGTGAAACTTACTTGCTTACCTGCACCCGCAGGAAAAAGATCAGAGAGATTCGTCATCCTGTGTAATCCTTGATATTAATCTGTGTGGCTGTGATTGCTTTGCCTATAAGATGGTCCGTTGTAAAAGAAGTGGCAGTTGTCGCGTATTGATAGACAGAATCATTTTGCCCTCCAACCACATAGAGTTTTGTTCCGTCAGAATTAAACGCCATTCCCATTGGCGAGGTATCTTGACCAGCCACAGAAAAACTTACTGAAGCATAGGAAGCGGTAGATACATCAAAACCACTAGAGAGCGTGTATTGAAAGATAGAATCATTGTCATCTCCTACAATCCACATTGTCGTTCCGTCAGAATTAAATAATAAATCCTGCGGGTTAGCATCTTGACTCGATATGCTAAAAAGATCGGTAAAAGAAGCACTGGATACATCATATGCACTGGATAAAGCGTACTCATTAACATCATCTCCACCAATCCCTGTAATAAGCATTACAGTCCCGTCAGTGTTGAAAGCTACTCCGCGAACATCTGCTTCTTGAGCCGCAACACTAAAGTTATGAGTATAGGATGCGGAAGACACGTCAAAAGCCGAACTCAAGGCGTACTGGAGAATGCTAGAGTTATAAGCCTCAGCCACAAACATTATTGTTCCATCAGGTTTAAAAGCAATGCCTGAAGGGGCTGTTGATTGACTAGCGGTACTAAAACTCTGCGTGAAAGAAGCACTCGAAATATCAAACCCCGTGGATAAGGCATATTCGTGAATTGCGTTAGCTGAGTTTCCCACGACAAACATTTTTGTCCCATCAGTATTAAACGCTAGGCCAGTTGGGGCTGTATCTTGGGATGATACTGAAAATGCTTGAGTGTAAGTAGGTGAAGAAATATCGTAAGCAATGTTTGTCGATCCCGCCGCTATTGTTCCATCTGTCTGAACATAGTAATCAGAACCTATCGTCAAACCTGTTTGCACCTCGTTCCTAGAACCCCAAGTGTTTATCGTGCCTGTCGCTGTGTCGCTTATTGCGCCAGAGGCGATGCCTAAGAGGTTGGTTGAGGTGAGGTTTGTAATGTTGCCTGATGCTGTGTAAGTACGCATATAGGCGGTCGTGGTAGTGTTGTCCGTAATAGCGAGAATACTTTTATTTGCCACAGGATCAAAGCATTGAGCGCCACTGTACTGAGCGTTGTTTCCATTATCCGCCGACACTGGAGATGTCCAAGACATCGTTGTTCCGCTCATCGTTCCTTCTACAAGAAATCTATATTGATCTGCCCCTGCATCTTTTGTGTAAGTCGTAACGTGTTTATTGACTGAAGTGTCAAAACTACCTCTTATCTCATAACCGTATTCGCTTGCAACTACAGCTTCAGTACCAAAACTTACAGACGTTCCTGAGACAGTGGCTACGATATAATAAACATAGCTACTTACTGAAAGGTTTGTAAAACAAATTGCAATTTTTTCATTTACCGAGTCATAGGTTGCGCTAGGAGAATTTGGGTTTGTTGTCCAATCGACATGAGTACCAAAACTTACCGAAGTTCCTGAGACAGTGGCTACAGCGGCCCGACCCTCGTAACCTGTTCGATAAATTATTAAATTTTTGGTGCTTGAAGGATCGTATATGTTGGTTGCAGTAGACATCTCGCGTCCAGTGCTTTCTATTCGCACCAATGTTCCAAAGCTAACTGATGTGCCTGAGATTGTCGCAACGCAGCCATAGGGATAATTACTATAACCCCCTCCTTCTGCATAGCTAAAACTTACGACTGAAGCATTAGCAGAAGCGTTGTAAGCCGCGTGCGTCCGATAACCCTGATAGCTACCTATTTGAGTCGCAGAGCCAAAGCTAATGCTAGTTGATGAAACCGTACCTACAATTCCTTTCAGCTGACTGTTTGTATCATCACGAAAAACAACTAAAATTTTACTTTGTGACGCATCATAAGTCGCAGAAATATAATCACAATGCACTGTTGCAAAGACTACGGCTGTTCCAAAAGTCAAAGTTGAACCAGACACCGAAACAACACGAGCCGTTCCGTAATTAGAATTTCCAGCATCTCGGTAAAAAACAACATCGTTACCACTAGCTGTATCGTGAACTAACGCAGGGTAGTAAGCTCTGTCCGTATCATAATCGGCTGTGCTGCCAAAACTTGCGCTTTGAGCATCTTCGCCAACTGCTTTAGCCTTCCCCGCCGCCGTAAGAATGACAGGCGCACCAGAACTGATATTACCGTCAGCTACAAAGTCTGTGTTGTTTTGACCGCCACCTGCTGGCAGCAGATCGGCTAAATTCGTCATTTATACGCTCCAACCAATGGTTCCATCGATGTAGGTCATAACAATTTCGGTAAAGTTTTTATCAAACGTCAGATCAGTAGCTGAACTGGCTATGTTGCTACCGTTTCTGGCTACAGTAAAACTTGTAGTTGCAGCAGCTCCAGTTCCATCCTTAATTGTAATGGTATCTCCAGCCGATGGACCAGAAGGCAAGGTGATTGTAATTCCTCCCGCTGTAGCTATGATGTAATCTCTATTGACCGCAGAGTAACTAACTCCTTTCAACAAAGGAGTTATCGCGCCAGAACCACCGTTAGCAAAAGGTAATACTCCTGTCACGTTAGCAGTAAGATCACAATACTGAACTGCTGTTGATCCTGTACCACCGTTAGCCGTAGGCAATGTTCCTGTGACGTTTGAAGCTAAGTTACAATAAGCAGTCGCGGTAGAACCTGTTCCTCCATTAGCAGTCGCTAGGGTTCCAGCCATAGTGATTGTTCCGCTAGAGGTTATTGGGCCACCACTATAAGTTAACCCCGTAGTTCCTCCAGAAACATCTATAGAAGTAACAGTACCTCCACCAGTTTCTGTAAAGTTAGCATTAATAACTGCTGCTCCTGCGCCAGCTCCGTCTGCGTAGACATAAGCTTTAGAGCCGTTGGCAATAGTTACTGTACCACCCGAACCCTGTTTGATTGTAATACTCTGACCGCCAGTGGTAGAGTTCTCAATCATCCAGACCTTGGATACCGTATTAGGGCCAAGAGTAACTTCTCTTGTTGTGGTTAAAGAAACCGCAGAAGTAATCTTTAAAAACAAGGAGCGGGTAGGATCAGCCGTAGCGTCAGCCATCGTAAAGGTTTCATTGGAATCAGCAGCCATCTGCTTTGTTCCATAACTAAAAGCATCAGCCACTAACGAAAGGTTCGTGTTGGTAGATGTACCCCACGTTCCGCTTTCATCACCTGTCGCTATTTCTTTTAGTCTTAAATCATTTGCGTAAGTTGCCATTTCTATACCTCAAGTTATCAAGGGATGCTTGTCCAATTTGGTGTTTGAGAAGGAGTCATATTAATCCAGTTAGGATTTTGCGAAGGATCAATGTTTTGCCAGATAAGGACTCGACCCACCTCACCTGTTGCACTTAACCCTGTCGGATATACATTGGTTGCAGCCTCTACAACAAAAGCCGTACCAATCTCTGATGTGGCTGATAAGCCAGTAACAGGTATTTCTATTAACAAGTCAACAGTAACGCCATTGAGTACGCCTGTCGCTTGCAGTCCTGTTGGAGAAACAGTAGCTGGAGCAACAACACTAAAGCCTGTTCCTAATTCAGACGTACCTTCTACGCCTGTAGGATAAACTCCCGTTTGTTCTAAAACTCCTGCGCTACCAACTTCACCTGTAGCCTCTACTCCCGTTGCCGAGATTTGAGCGTTGTGATGTACAGTAACGCTACCTACTTGCCCAGTAGCTACAACACTACTTACCGCCACTTCCCCCGGAGCTAGAACATTGGCTGAACCAACCACTCCAGTAGCGGCAACTCCAGTTACGTTGACTGTTGCTCCAGCGACAATCCCAGCAGAAACTGTTCCTACCTGACCTGTCGCTTGAAGTCCTAGAGATTCTCCCCAAGCGCCGTCACCCCAAGCGCCTCGACCCCATCCCCCAATAACAATGGTGGCGGTTGTGTCTTCACCCCATGTTCCATCACCCCATGCGGCGCGACCCCAACCAACCCCAGACATTAAGCAATCCTAATCAACGCATTTGAAGCATCCGCCGTAGGCATAACAATTTTAAAATCACCAGCAGTAGATGTCTTATCACCACCAAAATCTAATACAACAATACTAGGGTCGCCAGCAGCAGTATCATTATAAATAAGTGCGCCTCTAGCTGTTATGGTCGCTGTGCTGAAAGTTAGATCATCAAAGTCCGTAAAAGCTGTGGTGCTACTTGATGTAGGCGTTACATTAGTAAGAGTACCTCCGCCTGCTGAATATCCGCTTCCTGATATTTCATTAGAAGTCGTATATGCAGTAGTAGCTGCGGTAAAAGATGCACTGTTATCATACAAGGCTAACTTAAAAGTATTGCCTGTACTTGCTGTAAAATTGTGTGTCCCAGTCATAAGTTCAGTCTTAAAACTGGTACACATATAGTTACCTGAAAAAGCCATTTAAAGCCTCCTAATGTGTTCTGCCAAAGAAGCTTCCCCGGCATTAAGTAAAAGATTATAGATAGTTGTTCGCTCACTTTTTGCAGATTGCTTCATGTAATATAAAACAATTTGTTGGATTTGAGATTTGAAAGCTTCTGCTTGTTGCCTTAATACAGGGTCAGCACTTTTAGAGATTGAAATTATTTTATTAGCACAATCAACTGAAAGTTCTTCAGGAGTGAAACCGCGATGGTGAGTGGTTTCTACACCGACCTGACCAACGTCAGATTTTATATCAACAGTAAACATTAGATTCTTACACTCCTCACAGCTCCTGACCTAAAAGCATCAGTAGTATCGTAACCCTCACCAAGAGATTTAAGTCGAGATACAGCATCCTCATACTTTGCGTTATACCAATCCATCTGGTCAGCCTCTCCCTTTAGAAAGGTGTAACCCTCAACAAGACAAGCATAGAGCAAAGCGTTTTCAGCATTTGAACCAAGCCAACTCTCACCGCTTGCTGTGGTAGTTATGGATTCAGGTTCAAACATATAATGAAGCTCAACCGCGTAATTAGCATCAGGTGTTGGACCAATAATAAAACGAGTGTCATCGAATATGCTGTAATACTTAGGAACACCCTGAGTAGCTTCTACTGGATAAGCCTCACGCATAAAGTTAACGTCTTTAAAAATTAAATATTGATAACCAGTATTATCAATCGCTAAAGAATAAGACGCTAAAAATCCATCAGGCATAGTCAGATAGGGATTTCCCTGACTTAGTGTTCCTGTATCATTCCTGCGTAAATCAGGTATCTGACACGTTCTAAGAATTCTTTGTTCTGCCTGCGTAATAATCGTAGGCAAGTTAGCAACGAAAGTAGTCTCGCTACTTTCTAAATAATCCTGTATAGCCGTCTTTAATGTCGTAAAAGTAAAAGCCATTATCTGTGCCTAGCCGTTTTTCTGGCGATTCGTTTGGGTTGCTTAGAATGTTGCTTTCCAGCTTTCGTATCTTTTCTTTTCTTTCTTGTTGTTGCTGCATACTCTTTTGCAGACAAAGACTTGATAGCAGAAGAAGGCAGATATCTTTCTCCTGTTTTAGCGCTAGGCTTTCCTGACTTTGTTCGCCATTTTTGCTTTGTCCAGTTTTTTAATGATTTTTGAGATTTTTTAAGAGCCACGTTTTTTGCTACCTCGTTTTTTAGGTAACGATTTTTCAAGTTTGTCAGCTTGTCCTGCGTGTAATTTAGAAGCCTTGCGTAATTCTCTTATCATTTTACGTTTTGCTGCGTCAGTAAAATTAGCCATCAGCTTTTATAACCTCCGCCTTTTTTCTTATATTCAGAAGCAAGCATCTGCGCTTTTCGTGCAGACCACTGACCCGGCTTTCCACCTTTTGACCCTGCTTTTATTCTGTTAAAAAGATTCTTACGCATGGTTGGTTTTGTATAATTACCAGCCTCATTTACACGAGACTTTGCCTTTTTCTTTGCTGGTGCTTTTTTTCTTGCTGCCATAATAATTAAGGCGTATTAGCCTGTCCTCCCATTCCGCTATGATTAGTACAATAATAATGAAGAGTAGGCGCTCCAATAGCTACAGTTATTTGAGTATAAGCTCCAGCATTACCGGGAACACCTGTGGTAGTTACACCTGTGGTGTACTCCACACCACCTCCCCAAGTTCCATTTGGTGTGGTAGAAAATCTTAAAGGATGATTAAGGTTGGTGCTGTCAGATTGGTCAAACCTATAAGTAGAACCCTCCACCAGAGAAACAGTAGGACTTACTGCTCCACCTATATAATATTTATTACCTGTTCCATAAGAGTTTGTTCCTGTTGCGACCGTAACAGCAAATCCAGTGTATACGTTTACCGTTCCACCCATATTAGAATGATTTTGACAGTAGTAATATAAGGTAGGAGCATCAGAAGCTACTGTAATTTCTGTGTAAGCTCCTGCTGAACCCGGCACTCCGTTTGTTACCACACCTGTAGTGTACTCAGTCCCTCCAGAGTGAGTACCATTAGAGGTAGTAGATAAACGAAGAGGATGGTTTAAATTAGAAGAATCAGATTGATCGAATCTGTAAATATTCCCTGCCTTTAATGTAACAGTAGCTTGTTGTGCGCCATCTACATAATACCTATTACCAACCCCCGGATTTGCAACGGTTATTGCAAAAGTTTCAGAAACCACACTAACAGAGCCAACAGCAGAAGTAGCACTTACCCCAGTTACAGATACACTTACATCAACCGCTCCTAATTCAACACTTACGTTTCCTAAATTAGTTGTACCTACAACACCCGACACGCTTACTGTCGAATCAGGCTCTGTAATTTCTACTTGGACTCTTCCTACATGTCCTGACATGTCAAGACCAACGGTACGGCTTCCCATTGCTGTATTACCACCGCCCACTGGATCAAAAGCCGAAAGCTCTCTGCTTTGAAAAAATCCACCATCGGGACGCGGATTTCTCAAAGCCTGCGGATCAGACATGTTAATCATCCCCAATCTCCACTGAGGATTGTCTTTATCTACCACATCTCTACCAACAAGCATTCCGTTGGGTCTGCCGTTCTCTATCTGAGGAACGAGGTCTTTTAGCTTGTAACGAAAACCTGTTCGGTCACAAAAGCCGAAAGCATGTTTTCCACTAGCGTAATTGCTCATAGATACTGATAACCGCCGGGAACAACATCGTAAGATGATTTATCTCTGACTGAATCAGAGGCCATAGTCCACTGCTCTTCATATATTTCTTTAAGCATAGGAATTCTGTTTTCTGCTTGCGGTCTCTTTAACGCAATCATGTAAGCTAACCCTGCGGTTAAACAGGTCAAAAAAGTAGGAGGTATGTTCATCTCCAAAGAAGCTGGGGAACCAGCATCTTCAATCCGTTCCATGTAGTAGTAACCAAATGTCCATGTTTGAGATGAGTCTGGTACAGGCCACACGTTAATCGTTATTCCACTAGGCGCTCTTTCAACCCAGTACTGTATAGGTCTTCCTTGTAACAGTTTATTAGTTTGTTGAGAATAAGTAGCAATAGACATCCGTTGCATAGTTAGGTCTGACTGTTTTGTAGTGTCGCCTGCGTTTGTTCGCATGTAGGCTTCAACTATGTCTAACCTGTCAACAGGAAGAGCATAAGCTCCCTGTCCCGGCGTTAATGTCAGGTTATCATTCTTTACCGTCCAAAGACTTAAACCCCTGTTCTGCCAATCAAGCATCAAAAGATTAAGGCTTCTTCTCGCTGTCTTATAGTCGTAGCCAGAACGCAACTCTAAACCACAGCGTTCATAAGCTTCTTCCATTACCTCGCCCAAATCGAGATTAAAATTATAAGTTCCGCTAGTCGCCATTAGACTATTCTACCTCGCGTTTGTCCCTGAACAGCTTTGCCGTCACCGACTCTGCCTCCTGAAAACATTTTTTTGTTAATACCAGCCTCACTCAGCGCAATAGCCATAGCTTGATTTCGATCAGTGACTTTTTTGCCAGAACTAGATTTGAGCTTACCGTCTTTAAACTCGTTCATAACGTAGCTAACTTTCTCTTTGCCTTTCATCGACACCTCCATCTTTTCCTAGCTTGACGCAAACGACTGTTCGGGTCTTTTGCCGCTTTAGGAAACTTTTTCATTTGTCCTTCAGAACGAGCGCAATATGACTTCCGTCTTTTTGCATTAGCCTTTGATGGTTTCTTTTCAGTAACCGCAGTTTTTAATTTGCTACCGGGGTTAGCTTTACGATAAGCCTTAACTCCTTTCTCAGTCATTCCTGCGCCTTTCTTCGTTGCGCGAAAGTTACCTGACTTAACAGAAGTTTTTATGCCCATCCCTTTCTTCTTGGTAGCACCACCCTTCTTGAGAGTACGTTTGCGATTAGTCGTTTGAGAGGTTACCACCAAGTTAGACGATGAGTTATTTCTGGGATTTCCATCTCTATGATGAACATCCTTTCTATCGCCTTTACTTACCTTGCCTTTCGACTTCAAGGTATTGCGAGCCGCGTTACGACCCGCTCTATCTTTTTTCTGCTTAGGCTTTGAGTGGTAATTAGCATACTCAGAACGATAGTTTCTAGCCATCAAACTGAGCCTTGTAAGCTTGCTTTACAAGAGTTTCTTTTTTTTCCCTGCGATCTAACTCAACACCAAACTCACGAGCAAATTCTTCAAGCTCGACTTTGGTCATTTTGTTTAGATCAGCCTTGGTTGTCTCTTCAACTTCTTCTACTGGATCAGCAGCCTTAGCAGCAGACTTAGAAGAACCACCCATACTCTTGAGCTTTGCTTTTGCTTCCGATTCAGTCATCAGGTCAAAAACTGCTATCTCACGATCACCATCAGCATTGATGCTACCAATCTGAAAAACTGGATCGCCATTACTGAAGTTACCGTTTTGAATTACCTGTAATTTATTAGCCATAATTTTTTACGCCTGTAATAATTACCATGTAGGTATCTAAGTTTGCTGCGCCACGAGTGCTAAACAAAATATCTCCTGTCTTACCCGTACCAGCATTGTTTGGCAAACCTGTGTATGAACTGAAGTCTAAAGTGTCAGCATAGTTCTCTGGTAGAGTTACCAAGAACTCATTGCTCGTAGCATCTAAAAATATATCAACCGACATACCGCTTGTGGAAAACTGAATACTAGAAATAGTAATACTTGTACAAGCTGCTTCAGTTCTAGGATGCGTACTTAACGCAGAGACATCTACTTTAGTAACCAAAGATTCTCCAGTGCCATCACTAAGATTAGTGAATTTCATGACAAGGTTTCGAGGCCCGTCATTAATTATTTGTGAATTGACATCATCTGCCATATAAACCTCCAATAAAAGCGGGGCAAGCCCCGCTATATTCTAGCCACTAAAAGGAGTTGCTAAAGTGCCGCTGCCAAGGTTTACACCTTGAACCAGATAACGATTAGCAAATACAGCAGTTATAGAGAAGTAAGTCCCCGCTACACCACCTGTTGTTGTTCCATCAAAAACCAACTGGTAGTTAGAAGAACCGTTTGGCTCGAAGACATGAACAAGACCTAGACCAGCCTTACCCTGCACCATAGAACCAATCATGAGATCAGAGGATGAAGAGCTACCGATTGTAGTACTTGTTCCAGAAGAGGTTAACATCAAGAACTTATACTCAATACCCACATTGCTTAATGTGTTAGGACCGCCACCTTTACGAAAAGGGCCAGCAGACGCATTAAGAGCTGCCGCGTTTACAGCAGGAAGAGTAATAGTTAGTGTAGAGTTATTTATAAGAATTAGTTTACCCGCATGATCGGTAGGATTAATTGTAGTATCAGCCGTTAATGCAACCACTGATTCTGGTCCTTGATTGTAAGAACCACCCATTGATCTGATCGGGCCTTGAAATGTTGATAAAGCCATTAGAGTCACCTCTTTACGAAAGGATTAGTCTTAGCGTCTTCGTAAATGTCCACTAGGCTGGTCGCTAAAACTGCATGTTTCCTAGAATAAAAATCATATTAACCGTAGAAGGAAGAACATTTGAGCATTTTCTTACTCATCAAGCGTTTCGCTTCAGCTTCATAAATTTCACCAAAACGTGATTAAGGTTTTAGGCCAGTTAATATGACGTAAAAAAAAGAAGCGGCAGACATCTAACAAGGGATAAACAAGTAGATGCCTGTTATCCGCTTCTTATTCTACTTTAGGAACTACCCGGAGAACCGAATATTCCTAATGGGTCAGAGACACCGAAGCTGTAACGCTCTCGCGCCTTGTAGCGCACGTTACCAGTATCGAAATCGCCATCCATCGAAGTCTCAAGCGGAGTACGCTCGAAATGCTTCATACCATTAGGAACATCAGTAATCAAATAGAAGGAGTTATTGTCAGTCAAATAGTGATTGACAGAATATCCCTCTGGGATAGAACCGTTGTTCTTAATAGCATTGATGTCGTTGTCAGCGGTGCTAACACGCAATTCAGAATCTAGGATTCTAGTTGCAACAAACATCAGGTTAGGCGGAACAATCAAGCGTCTTGGTCGAGCAGCGATCAAAAGTCCACGCTCATCTGTGTAAGCAGCGATTTGAATTATCGCATCTTCCAGAGAGGTTTCGTTTAAATCTGCTGCTGTAGCAGGACGGTTTGAGTTAAAACCACCATTAACTAGAGGGTGACCACCACCACCAACAACGCCATCGCCTACCGCAGTAAACAAGTTAACACCATCGCCAGATTGAAAAGCGTTAGTGAAACCATTATTTAATGGGAAAGCAGCTTTAACTTGCTTGGTGTAAGCCATCGCTCTTGCCAAAGCTTTAGTGTATCGCTGAGACAAAGACGCATAGAGGTTGTCCTCCATTGCTTCTTCAGTAATAGCGAAACCCTGAGCAATAGTTTCATGAGTGTAACGAGCGGTGAAAGCTTCTTGTGCTGAATCATAATTGATTGCAGAACCTTCAGGCTTCACAGGCGCAGCGCCAAACCCACTCAACTTTACTTCTTCTTCAAACGAACGATCAGATGTTTCTGTTTCATAGATCATCTTATCTTCGTCTTCGTACTTTGCATACTCTAAGCCAAACAGGGCGTTAAGACCCGGAAGTAGCTCTTTGAGCATTTGCGCTCTTGATATAGCCATTCGCTAAGCCTCCTATACGCCTGTGGCGTTTCTATATTGGTGCATTCCAAAGTTGTACGTTAATAGCACATCTGTAAATGCGTCACCTACAGCACTGTCAGGACCATCCATAAACTCAAGAATCCGTAAGGGAAGAGTATCGGTGGTTGCAGCGGTACTTGCGTCAACCGCATTTTTGCTGCGCCCAATAGTTGTAGAACCAGAAGTTTGGATAATAGCAATGTTATTACCTAAAGTAGTTTGTGCTAAAGAGCCATCAGCTTGCATTCTAAATACAGCATCAGGATCATCAAGCACATAAGCCATAGCGTCATCCGCTACAGTTCCAGTAGGAAACATTTGATTGAACGTAGGTTGGCTAGTGCTAGGGTCAGTGTAAAAACAGCCCATAAAAATACCAACCGGAGTAGCTGTTGCAGTACCAGTATCTTTTTCAATAGTTCCGGTATTGACCAGCTTTACAAAATCACCATAAAAAATATTAGTAGCATAGCCACTAGCTATTTTTATATGGCGAACTTTTCCAGAGAAAGAACCACAAGCGGATAATCCGCCGACTGGTTCCGCTCCCATAGGGGTCGCTGTTGCAGACATAGTAAAGTCCTCGTTATGAAGACAATCCTACTAACAAGATTATCTTCTACCAAAAGTTGTCCTCGAAGAGTTCTCTTGGAACTTAGCCATTCGAGGGTCTTGGTCGCTAAGAAAACTGTTGTCTACTGCTTCCATTTGATTAACCGCCATCTGACTGTAATACTCAGTACGCTTGTCTAACATTTCGCTCGGAATCGAGCATAACAATAGACCGCCATATTCAATATTTTCAGGATAACGACTTGTCTTATCAGGAACGTAGTCAATTTCAGGATAGTCAGTAGCTTTAACTGCCACCCATCCCTCTCTCATTTTCTGCGACACGTTAGTGTTATCAACTTGCCCCAAGACCGAAGTACGAATCCATCTATGAGAGATTCCATCTCGCGGATTTGGAGAAGGCAAAGAAGAAGCAGGAATCCATGAATCATTCGGCCTCTTCGTGTTTTCCCTTGAGTCTAGCTCTTGGGGTGCGCGGTTTATTTCTTCAGTCATTAGCCAATCTCCTGTTTTAGCAACTGTTCGGCATAGGCTTCATTAGTAATTCCCAAACGCTTCGCGAGAGCTGTTTGAGTTTTCGATAGCTGGACTTTGCGTGTCTTTGCGCCATTGTTCCTACTGGTACTCGGCGCTACCACGGTGGTATTGCTGCGTTGGCGTTGCGGAGCGCTTCGTTCCTCCTGCACTTCCTCGACTTCTTCAGCTTGCTCTGTTGGAGCAAAGCCAGAGTAATCGGGAAAACGCTGACGCATTCTTCGATCAACTTCAGCGTAATAACGCTGAGGGTCTCCTGTAGCAGTAATACCTTCATGATAAAGATTGTCATGAATAGCTAAACCTACTGCTGTCATTTCTTTGTGTAGTGGATCAATCTGTCCATTTACAGGGTTAGGTTGAAACCACGGATTCTCGCTGTTCCACTTATCTTGCTGTGGAGTTACCTGAACTCTCTGTTGAGGTTGAGGTTGTTGAGGCTGTTTAGCAAGTTCTTCTTGCCTGCGCTTTTGAGCTTGTTGGGCCTGCTTATACTTTCGTTCACGCTGCTCCATCTCGTTTATCTTAGCTGTTGCAGCAGCCAAAGCTTTTTGGCTTTGAACTAACTTATCGGCATCGCCTTCCTCATGCGCTTTCTTCAGCTCTTTCTCAGCACTGTCCAGCTCCACTTGCGCTTTGCCTTTGGTGCTTTCAATTATAGCGCCCTGACTGTTAGCCAACAGTGACTCATACTCTTCAATCTTCTTTTGTTGAGATTGCGCTACTCTTACAGCCTCATCACGCATACGCTGAGCTTCCCCAACCTTGCGCCTGTCTGAGTGGTTAATTGCCCTGAGCTGATTAATCCGCTTTTGGACACCCTTGCTATAAGTTTTTAGTTCTTCGTCAGTAAATCCGTCATCGAACTTTACGTGAGGCTCGGCTAATTCCTTAGTTCGCTTAACGGGTTTCTTCTCTTCAGGCGGAGTATCGTCTACAACTTCTACTTCAAATCCGCCTTGCTCAGCCTCGTCAGAAGCTGGTTCAGCATTTCTGCTGTGCTGCGTCTTGACCCCAAAGAACTTGTCTTCAGGTGACGTAGGGGGTTGAACCTCTGTTTCGGTTTCTGCTTCGCTCATACCTTCATCACTCCTCTAGGGTCTTCGACCACAGCTTCTACACTGTCGTCATTGATGAGCCTGAACTCTTTGCCATGCACCTTAAAGCGTGTGCCAGAGTACGACCTCATCATAATGAAATCACCCTCTTTGCAATAAGCGCCGCTAGGAAACCGTGACTTATCACTATAAGCGTCTGGGCCTAACTTGATAACAAAGCCAATTATGGAGCCTACCTCTTCCGCCTCAATAGTTTCTTGGGCTTTGAGAATACCTCCTTCACTGGCTTCTTCAGGTTCGGGAAGATTTATCAAAATCTTGTACCCTTTCGGGTCAGGTAGTTTATGAGCTGCACGAGGTTTTTTCGCAGTATCCTCTTCGGATACCGTATCTACTTCTGCTAATGCTTCTGCCATTAGTTTTTCCTTGCACTGGAAGAGTG